AGTGGTAATGTTTCGAGTATTACAGATAATGGAGTAGGTAATTATGATGTTAATATGACAACTGCCATGCCTGATGTTAATTATTGTGTTGTTGTATCAGGAGCAGAAAGTGTTCCAATGTCTACTGCTAGGGATACAAACACTCAAGGAGCGGCAGAAACAACTAGTATAGCTAATGTTAATGCTTGGAGAACTGCACAATATGATTTAGCTTATATGTCTGTAGCAATATTTAGATAAGGAAAAATTATGGACAAAAGAATAGTATATAAAAACGATGATGGAACAATATCAATTATTGTTCCAGCAGATTGTGGTTTAACCATTGAAGAAATAGCAGCAAAAGATGTACCAGCTGGTAAAGAATATCATATCGTAGACAAGTCAGAGATACCTTCTGACAGAACATTTAGGAACGCATGGACATGGGAATAAAAATAGACATAGCTAAAGCTAAAGACATTACTAAAGACAGACTTCGTGTAGAGCGTAAGCCATTACTCGAAGCACAAGATGTAGAGTTCATCAAGGCACAAGAAACAGGTGCAGATACATCTGCGATTGTTACTGAGAAACAAAGACTACGTGACATCACTCAGCAAGTAGATACCATGTCTACTGTAGAAGAACTTAAACAGGCATCAGTTGAATAATGACACCAGACGAGAAACTAGCGGCCCACGAAAAGCTTTGTGCAGAACGATATGCAACATTGCACTATCGTCTTGATCGTCTTGAAGCTATGCTCAACAAATTAATATGGGGATGCATGACCGGCTTCGGTGCCATCGTTATTGCAGTGATTATAGGAAAGTTATAATGCTATCCAGAATATGTCAAATGTTAAGAAGAGGAATACAAAATGTGGATGATCTATATACTCATAGTTATCTTGATACTCGTGGCTTACGAAGTTATCCGAAAGCCAAGCCTAAACAAAGCCAAGAGTGTCCTTATAAAATTGAGCGATTGGTTGAAGGCGATTGCGTCTAAATGATTTGGGGTCCAGTCATTAATGTCATTGGTTCTGTACTCGATAAGGTAATACCTGATAACAATGCGAAAGAGAAAGCGAAGGCAGATATTGAGAAGGCTCTTATCGACAATGCAGCACAGATTAATCTTGCGCAAGCTGAGACGAATAAGATCGAAGCTAATCATCGCAGCATTTTCGTTGCTGGCTGGCGTCCTTGCCTTGGCTGGTGCGCTGCTGCTGGTTTTTTTCTCGTGTTTATACTCCAACCATTGGCTCAGTGGGTGTGTGCATTACTTGGCATTGATGTAGTCTTACCGGTATTTCAAACTGATGTATTGATGGAACTCACATTAGCTATGCTTGGTTTAGCTGGCTTAAGATCTTGGGAAAAGGCTAAGGGCCTAACACATTGAGGTTATCTGAACACTTCACCCTAGAAGAAATGACTAGGAGCCAACTGGCGTCCCGGCATGGTATAATAAATAAACCCAACGACATGCAGTTGGAGAACTTAAAAACGTTAGCTAAGGGGATGGAACTTGTTAGGACTAAGCTTGATAGTTTGCCTATTATTATTAGTAGTGGCTTTAGGTGTGAGGCTCTCAATGATCTGCTCGGATCTAAAAGAACAAGCCAGCATATTAGAGGTCTTGCTGCTGATTGGACTTGTGATCGTTATGCTCATGTTACTCGCGTATTTGAAGTTATCGTTGAGTCATCTATCCCTTTTGATCAACTAATCTTAGAGTACGATTCATGGATTCATATCTCATTTCCAGAAGAAGGTACAGAACCCAGAAGACAAACGTTGGTAATCAATCGTGAAGGCGCAAGGATTTATAACCCATAGCTTTATTGAACATCTCTACAATACATTCCGTATTCATAAACCATTCCAAGACTTTCCTGATAGCGTTGATGTTGAGTTTGAAGTTGTCTACCATCATGATTGCATCGGAGAGTACACGCCTGAACCGCACCGCATATTGGTATCTACCAAGTATTGTAAGACACTCGAAGCTGTTATCTATACCGTACTCCATGAGATGATTCACATGCGCATGTACCTGGACAATCCAAAGTCAGAAGAATACGTCGAACATAATCAGAAGTTTGATGCATACAACAAGCAAGTGTGTGCTATGTATTTCCTTGACCCACAAGAACTATAATATATAATAGATATAACAAATACTTAGGAACTTATACATGAAGTACAAGTCAGTGTTAGTTATATCAGACTTACACATTCCATATCATCACCCTGATGCTTTTGATTTTCTATCTGAACTAAAGAAGAAATATAAACCTGACCTCGTGGTCAACATCGGAGATGAGATCGACCAGCACTCAATTAGTTTTCATAATCATCACCCTGACCTGAAGTCACCTGGCGATGAGTTAAAAGCAGCGAGAATGTATGCTCAAGACTTACAGAAAATTTTTCCTCAAATGACCTTGGTACATTCAAACCATTCATCTTTAGTGTATCGTCGAGCTGTGGCTCATGGCTTAAGCCTGGAGTACCTGAAGTCATACAATGAATTCTTGCATGTGGGTCCCGGATGGCAATGGGTAGATGACCTTAAGGTTACTTTGTCAGATGGTAATAAATGTTTCTTTACCCATGGTATGTCGGCTGATGTGATGAAGGTTGCTCAGCAATATGGTATGAATACAGTCCAGGGCCATTATCATTCTAAGTTTAAGATTGAATACTATTCTAATCCGGACAAGCTGGTTTGGGGTATGCAAACCGGATGTCTGATTAACCAAAAAGAACTTGCATTTGAATATGCTAAGAATTTTAAGTCACGTTTCATCATCGGTTGTGGTATGATCATAGAAGGACAACCTAAACTCATGCCAATGGTACTTAAGGATGGTGGACGATGGACGAAAACAATAGTGTAATATCAGAACTCGATGCTCAACAAGCTGAAGCTGTTGATTCAGTCATCGGTAAAAAGATTTGGAACATAGAAATCCTGGAAGATGGTGACCAATCTATGGTGAAGATCATGTTCTCTGAAGACGAGGACTCAGATTTTATACTTTTGCATGCTGAAGGTCTCGATATGTACATTGTCAACCAAAAACCTAAGGTCACCCACTAAAACGACCCACACAATCACTCTGTATTGCACGATCTCATGTCAACCTAGGGTAACCTATCAGAAAATAACGATCGTTTAACAGTGCTTCTCATGAAAAGCCGTAGCCATATATCGTGGTTTTTACAGCTGTATTACATGTATTACAGGTGCATAATTAAGATTCAATTAACAAGGAGACTATTATGTGGACTAAACCAGCAGCAACTGAAATGCGTTTCGGTTTTGAAGTAACAATGTACGTTTGTAACAAGTAAAGAAAAGGGGCTTTCGCCCCTTTCTTGTTAGAATCTAAAGTTTACTTTGTTATCTCGATAACGTTTGTAATTATAGATCTCTTCAATCAATGTAATGTACTGCTTCACCGTTGTACAATCTACCAACTTCACTGACTGATAAGATAGTTTATTTAAGAACTCAGCATGATTATATTCCGGGTGCTGAAAGAGTTGTAACATTGCTTTAACAAAGGCTCTTCTCTTATACCCATCTCTGTAATACTCTTTGAGCATTAAGATTTTTTCTGCATTTCTCTCAGCTGATTTCAGATCTCTGACTCTGAATGTACCTTCTTTAAAATGATCTACTTGGCTTCCGTCACTAGATAATGTGCCGGACAATAATGCCTTAGTCTCATCATGTCCAAAGCCATACTTTTCTTTGAAGTCTCTATAAATTAAATAGTCTTCTAGTCCAAGTTCGCAGTACCCGGCAAGGTAATCATCTGCTTGCCAGTTCTTTAAGTTACTATTTAACCTATGAATATCAGGTAATTCCAAGCCATTAATCCGAATAAAATAGATAGGCTTATGAAGTTGCTTAGCTGATTCAAAACGATGTTGCCCATCGATGATCTCGTATCTACTATTTACGATAATAGGTACGCTAATATATTTTTCATCTATAGATCTCATCAATCTTTTAAGATGTATTTTATTAACGGCACGGTTACCATCGATGTGTTTGAAAACACTGTAATCATTGGTTTGATAAACTTGATTTACTTGTTTCATTATATTTTCCTTATAAAATTAATAACAAATTACTACATCTTCACACACTTGGCAGACTTGCATCTTGCCGTCTGATGTGTAGATTCTTTTTATCTCACAGGCTCCCACATAATGTGAGAAACCTACGAGTGCTGCAATGATAATAAAGACTACGATATCATTTTTGTTCACGATACCCTCCACTTCCTTCACTCGTTCTACGTAAACGCTCACCTCTTATCCTCATCATAGCTACACGTTCACGAAATAAATCTTTCTCCATTCCGAGAATGTTCATGCATAATTCAAACATGTCATTGTCATCATAGATAAAGTCCTCTGCTTCCCTCACCAGTTCTTTTGGTGATCGGTATCCGAGTAAATCATGTAATGCAGTTTCTAAAATACCGATTACTAATTTTGCACGCCAGTCATCTAAAGCATAGCTTTTGCGCGATTCGACGATGTAAGATGTGTCTATAGTAAAGTTCATGACTTACTCCTGACTAATCCGTCTAAGAATGTCACTGATTTCATTCTTGATTGCTAAGAATGTATCAGGGCCAAGTATCGATAGTGCTTGTTTATTGATTTCAAAGAACTCTGTAAGCTTCTTTGCTTTTGTATCTTTATCAAGCTGACTATCACCAATCCTTTGTGACATATCAATCATGGTCTTCTTTAAAGCATCTTTATCCTTAACCTCAATCGGTTCCTTTCCCGGTAGATTGAGGCTTAAGACTTTTTTATTTCAGTCACCTTTGATGGTGGTAGCTTATCTACCATAGACTTTGTGGCTGCGTTGCCATCATCATCTTCCGGAGCAATACCACAGGATGCCATCAATGAATAACGTCTGGCATACGTCAATGCTGATCCATAACCTTGTGGTGTATGTTTATCTGCCGGGACATGAATCAATCCACCTGATATTTGTTCACCGCTTTCATGCATAAAGATAGTCTCGACCTTAACGCCACTATCGCAATCATGAGTCTTTTGTATCAATGCAATGCCATGGTTATTCAATGCATCAATCACAGCTTCAACGCAACCCGCCAGATCCACATACTTAGATTTAAAGTGTGGGTTCGTTGATGTTTTAAGAGCTGGGGCAAACTCTTTTTGTGCCTCGACAAATGCCTTAGCAATCCCCAAAGTTTTCTCTGTCATAATCTTCTCCAAAGTAAGTTAATATTAATTCACGACGTCTGCGTTTATCTACAATGCGTCGTTTGATGATCGCTAAAAACTCAGCGTCATCCTTTTGATCTTGCTCATATTCCTCTTGACGTACTACCGTTTCATAGAGGTACTGTAAATCATCCATTGTCTACACTCCTGATACGTAATTTAGATTGGCGCACAGTTCGTGCGGGTTTGGCTGGTACAATCTTCTCAGGTGTGGCCTTGTAACTAATCATTGGCCATGAGATTTTGTACTGACCTGAAATGGCATACATATTGTCACGCATACGATCCATAATTTTAAGTTCATGGTTCTTAATTTGCTCTTCTATGTCTGCATGGATCTGACGTAACTCTATGATTTTATTGACATCTTCCTCTACATCATCAAGTGTAATCGTTTCCTTTTCCGCTTCATCAAAGATCGATGCGGCTTCCTTGGTCGACTCCATGTCATACCATTCGACCTCATCATTAGTTTTGTATTTGTCCAAGCGACGTTGAAAATCAATCACTGCCTCATGAATCCTGGCGATGACTTCTTCATCTCGTTTGTATACAAAAGTTTTTAGAGTGGTACCTTTGTACAGTACACACACAGCACCCCACTTTGCACCGGTGATGTCCATTTGCATTTGTAATTGCAATGGCCCACGATACAGTGGTAGTTCTGTTGCTGATTCTACTTCATGCGCAGTCAGTTTAGCTTCGACAATGCCCATACCCTCTAGCACTATCTCGTCCTCATTGACGCAGACAATCCCTTTTTCAATATCCGTCATGATTGTTCTTCCGTCACCCGCAACGGTGCCGTCCAAACTACATGCGATTGGAATAGTCTTATGAAAGTATGGTTTGAGATGTGTAGTTTTTGGATTGCCAAGCCCAAGCCTTGCACATGACTCATTGAGAATAGTAGTTTCCAAGCGGTTACCCCAATCCATGCTTTCATTCGTTTTGAATTCGGGTTCGATGCCTGAAATAACATCCATCTTTTGTTTTAATAGTTCGTTGACCGTCATAAACCTTGAAGCACCCATTAATACAGGTATTTCAGAAGCTGATAGCTGGTCGTTCGGTGTGACTTTACCGACCATGTTTTTCCCTTTCATTTAATAGTTCTAAGAAATTATCAAGATCATTAATCATTGAAAACCAATCGTCTAGCGATAGTTCTCCACGTCGTTCTAATTCAAAGACGTAATTGATGAGTTGTCTGATCTTAGTTCTGTGTTGAATTACTTCTTCGTGAATTGTCATTTTGTTTACCTTCCTCGGTTTCGTTAATACATTCTAGTTTTGTTTTTACATATACATCGGTGCCTTGATGTACTTGTTCAAACATTGCCCCCTTTTTACAATATACCTTAAGGGTATCTTGATTATAAGATATCTTAAGATTAATTGCAAGATCATAGATTCC